ATAAAGTTTTCACTGATTTTTGAGATATATTTTTCTCTATCCTCGTCCGTTTCTACATATTTTAATATATCCCGCGGCTGCATTTCCAGAACGGCGCAAAGGCGGTTCAGATTGTCTAATGATATAGTAGTATCATTTTCCCGGAATTTTTTCATTGTCGCTTGCCCAAAAATCCCTGTATTTTTCGCCGTTGTGGTCGTTATTCCTACATTTTTTAATTCTTTTATCACATCTATTTTATATTGTAGCATCCGTTTTCCCCCTGTCTGATTTCTATATATTATATAGTAACATTTGTGCAGAAAAAGTCAATAAAATTTTCTCAAATATTTGTGATTTTAGCATTGACATTCACTAATATTAGTGATATGATAATATCAACAAAGGAAAACAAAAAGCCGATTCCGCAAAGCCTACCAAGCAACCACGGAACCGGCACCAATCAAAAAAATGAAAGGATGCCTTTATTATAGCAGGGCAAAAGGTAAAAAACAATGTCTGAAATGTATATTACAACAATTGAAAACGTCGATCCGGAGCGACACAGAAGCCCTATTATCATTCATGATGGCTGGCAATGGTATTTTGCAGAATTTAGCAATTGGGAACAACTAGAAAGATTCCTTGACTTTGCAGGGCTGGAAATTGAACTGGAAGAAGAAAATCAATGGTTTTTTAATCCGAAGTGCGGAACATGGAGAAAATACAGAGTAAACAGGAAATTAGATAATCCATGCGACGGCGGGTTCTGGAGTCTTTCAGAAATCCCAGAAAGTGCAAAGAAAATCAAGGGTCATTCAAACGGCAGCATAGTTGATTGTTATATCCTGAACGATGGCGAAACATTGCATATATACAGACCAAACCCAAATGCTAAAGAGGTATATAAACCATTACCATTAGACGAACACATAAAAAATATACGAGAACACGGGGGATTTTAAGCCGAAACGCCCTTCCGAGGGCGTCCGGGAAAGATGGCAACTTTTCCGCTGACGATGGCAAGCCAAACAACCAAATAGAGAGGCGATAACACAATGAAAAAAGATTATACAAAAACAATGAACTACGCAGTAGTTAGCATGATCGACAGGATTACGCAAGATGACAAGAAAAGCAAGATCCGGATTTTCGGGCTCTTCCCAAATCCGACAGTTGCAGAAGATTCTTTCTTGCCGTATCTACCTAATCAGGAGATAAAGCGGTATCTTCTTCGAGTAGAGGATCTGGAAAGATTCGAGGAATTATATAACTTTATCCAAGATCTGAATGAGAAGCACGGAGAAAAAGCTATCTTTCATCTTGCAGATGGGAACTTTTCCACGGACGTGGAAAACCGCTTCCGTCAGATTCTGAACATCTGGACAGATACAAAAATTGCATATCCGAAACGGCCAGAAATGGCCGTCAGCCGTGGGATGATCTCCCGGCTCTGAAGATGGCAGATCAGAAAGAATATTTCCCAGCCCCCAGGGAAAAAGGGAGAAAGGTACGTCATGTCGCTATATACACAAATACCAACAGATAAGGACCGCAGAATCTTTGCGCAGACGCTGGAAGCGTATAAGGCTGCTTTAAGTGGATCACCGGAGACGCAAAAAGAAATTATAACATAGGCAGGGTAACACCTGCCTTTTTCGGATTGCTTACCAAGCTATTGACGATTCGCAGTTTTAATGCTATTCTTTGTGTGTAACACGATTTGAGCCACTTTTACTGCATACATTAACAGACATAGACCGATCTATATAAATAGCCTAGAATCGTCCCACGGAGCGTCACAGCGGTATCATACGAGATTAAATGATATATAGGAATTGTCAGAAAAAGGACGTCGGAATGAATAATTGTTCCAGCGTCCAGATTTTTGCCCTTTTCAAAATAGGGTGTGATCTTTTTTTCGAAAAGTTTTCCTGGGAATCTGAAAAAAGTGATCTAAAAAGACGCGATTTTCACATCAAAAAACATGCCTTTTAAAATTATTTAATCAACTTTTTCTTATGGATTCCCTTCTTCTTAAACCATTCTTCCGTATCATCTTCTTCCAAGTCATTAACTTCTACGCAACAACCGCACTTTTCACATTGAACTCCTTATCGGCTATAGTCGTTTATTGTATATCCTGTTGTTGCTTTACCCCCGCAAAACGCACACGTTTTTAATTCTTTGTTTAATGGGTTTTTTTCACTCTCCATACTCCAATCTCTGACCACTTTCTAATGTATTTAACATTAACATGATGTGTTTTACAATATTCGGCTGATGATGATATGGTTGACTCTCTTTTAAAAAAAGTATAGTATAAAATATATTACGATGTCTTAAAGGAATGAGAATTATGAAAAAATTATCTTTTATTTTCTTATCTTTCTTTTTGCTGTTATTTACCAGTTCATGTCAGCCTAAAGAAGTAGATATTACCGGAAGCTGGTATTGTGCTGAAAATAATGTATTGTTGACATTTTACGAGGATCAGTCCTTTGACCGGAAACTAGTCGGTTTTAATAGTTTTTATGATGGGACATACAAATGGACGATTGATAGTGATAATATGTTAAAGCTCTCTAATTTAACAGGAGAAACCCTTGAGACCTTAAATTGGAATATGGACAACAATACACACTCCACCTGGCATATGCAGGCTGATCTTGTCATCGGAGGACATGTATACAATAATACAAACGGAGAAGAAATAACTGAAGATGATATCAGCCCGGAATTTCTTGAAAATAATACCAATTATTGTTGCACTGCCTTTTTCAAAGATACTTCTGGCGAAGATATAGAAGTAAAGATACAGAATTTGTATGACACACTTGCCTCCAGAGCAGAAGTGAAAGATATTAAGTACATTTCTTCTGACGATGCTTGGGAAGAATTTCAAAACGATTATTTTGCGGGAAATGAGGATGCGGCAGAAGGGTTTGCGGATGATAATCCGCTTATCAACTCGAAACATTTGGAGATTTATACACATAATCAAGATGAATTAGACATTATTGTTGATTATCTGCAAAATATTGATTTTGTAGGAAACGTGAATGTATCCTCGAAAACCATAAAAAATGATTCTTTTATATAATTTGAAAATATATCTCTCGAAGAGATATATTTTCTTTATTGCATAATCTTAATGATTCTTGACTAAATTTCAGCTACATTAACAGATACCATACCAAATTGATAATACCATAAAGATGGTTGCAACTACTGCAACCATCATTCCTTTCCGGTCGGTATGGCTCTGGAAGTGGGCACCAGGCTGTAACATTACATCTTGTCCATCCGTCTGTAAAATCTGATCCGTTCCAAAATGCACGAAACGGGTATTTCGTTCCACGAACAGTCACAAGATACAATTCCGGTTTCTTTCCTTCAAACTCCGGATTTTCTTTTGGCATTTCCGGCAGCCGCTCCTCCACCGGAATCCAGCCGTCATTCGTGTGCTTGCGGATGATATCTACCATCACATTGTAAAAATTATCTGTTCCATCTTCATATCCCTGCGAATACCCGTTGAGGATTTTTCCTTGCTCGTCCTTTGGTGGATACTTTGCGTATAAGTTTTCTTTCCTGTTCCCATCTTTAATTTTCTTCATCTCTTCCAGAATCTTCTCTAACATGTCAGTCCTCCTTTAACATCCCTGTATGTATACACCCTCAAAGTTTCCTGTATTCTCTTCGTCTTTCGATACTTCAAACACATTTACTGTCTCAATCCCATCATTAAATGGATTATCTTCTTGATGATAGAAATACACTGTTTTACTTTTATCATTTACATTCTTTAAAAATTCTTCCAGCTCTTTTACTGTCATGTCAGTCCTCCTCTTCCCACCATTTTTGACCACACTCGTCACAGTATCTGCTCCACGGAACTGCCTTGCTACCACATATCGGACAAACCATTCCATCTTCCGTTTGCACGGGTTTCTTCGCCGTATCCCGCTCCTTCAGCTCCATGATCTGCTCCGGGGTAAGTTCGGTGTCCTCGTATTTCTTTAACGCCCAGTAAATAGTCATTGCTTCTTTCCGTACTTCTCGGGCATCAATGATGGCTCTTCTTAATCCGCCGTCTATCTTCTTATCTGGTACTGTTAATCTCTCCATCTCTGATCTCCTTTCGTTTGTTGTGTTTTAATTCTCATCACCACAAATTTCATCTAAGAACATTTGACCTGGTATATCATCATTTTCCATCCACCAGCTAAAAACCTCTTCCCCTGTTTCCCATTTGCTTTCTTTCCCTCTTTTGTTTCGCTCTTTAAGCATCCGTTCAAACGCATGTATATATAGGCTTTTGTATTTTGGAAAGTCCGCAAATTCTTTCCACCGTTTCTTGCCCGCCATCGGGCATCCAATACAGCCCACACGGTCGTATCCCATTTTATACAATTCGCATGTTTCAATATGTTCTGAACGGATATACTCCCATACGTCGGTATGCGTCCAATCAATAATCGGGTTGACTACCATTTTATTCTTTTGCATACATAACTCTGTCATTCGGCGGGATGCTGTATTATCATTCATCAACATTACTGTATCAAATCTAACTATCTCTTTTTTTGATTTCCCAATTTTCTCAAATTCTGCTCTGGCTGACCTTGCATTACTTTCATCCCATCTCACTCCTGTTGCAATATATCTATTTTTACATCCCGTTTCCTTTAAGACAGAACAACAGTATCTCACAAGCCGTGTAGGTGGCATAAGTTTCTGAGGTATCAGTTCCCACATGCTTGTTCTTTTTCCCTCGTAGGTTGGTTTCCCAATTTCGTACGGGATACCCTGCATTTTCAAAGCCCGGAATACCTTCCGAATATGCTGAACTGTTTGGGGTGCGTCTGCTGTGGTATGACTGTTATGCACCTCAAACGGTATTCCGGATCGTTTGAACAACTCTAGCATCACATCACTGTCTTTCCCTCCGCTATACGTGCAAACAAGCGGTTTTCCATAGTGATGTAGGCTCATTTCACTTGCCATCTTTATTCTCTCTATTGATTTTTTCTCTTTATCCATTTTTTCTAAGAAGCCCGGTATACCCTTGCCACGGCCGTAGGCTGGCTCCTTTCTTAAATTCTTTCTACACCTAAATCAAAAATACTCATCTGCGCCATTTCTTCTTCAAGCCTTCTCTTCGCTTTTTCATATATTTTTTCACTTTTTTCAAACCCTACACACTCAATTCCTGCTTCTCCGTAAGCGATCAGACTGCTTGCGCTTCCTTCATGAGTGTCAAGCACCTTCCATCCCGGTCTTATGTATTCCCGTATAATCCAGCGATATAAGTCTATAGGTTTTTGCGTGGGATGAATCCTTACTTCATTCAGCGCCTTATTCCCACGCTGCATCCATCCCTGATCAATAGATTTCCCCTGCATCATCCCATTCCACATATAACGGAACAGTCTTACAGAATCATGTAAGCTGCAGGATGCAATCTCGCAGTCAGAAAAGGTACTTTTCCCGTTGCACTTGTCCCATACAATACGCCCCGGCCGAAAATACCATCTGAAATAGTTACATCCGAAAACGATCTGATGTTTCGATACCCTTTCAAGCTCTTTAAAATATTCCGGACCCGGAATTTCCCATCTTTCTGCTTTTTCGTATATCCTCTGGACTCCTATCGGGCTTATTTTTCTTCCGTAGAATCCCCGTCTCTCCGGCCCGCTGAAATATGGGGGATCGACAACAGCCAGATCAAAATACTTATCAGGAAATTCTTTCATTCCCTCCATACAGTCCATGTTGTAAAATCCAAAATCTAACATATATACCCTTGCCCCGGCCGGAGGCTTGCTCCTTTCTACTCTTTTTTGATTCTTTCAATCTGTCTATCCAATTTCTGTTCAATGATTTTCGACAACTCTCCTTCCCCCACGCCAAGAAGATATTTTATCTGCCAGATCATAATCACCGTGTCTGCCATCTCTTCAATAATATGCTCATATTCTGATCCAGCCGAGTATTCAAGTGGGTGACTCTTTCTCCATCCTTTGTTAATCGCCACTGTCAACTCCGCCATTTCTTCGATAAGCTGTCGACTCTGCGGTTCGTATCCGTAATGATCAGCTATGTATTGTATTTTCTGCTCTGTTGTCATATTGTCACCTCATCATCTTCTGGCATCTGGAACACCGGGACATAATCATAAGCACCTTCATGGTACGTTTCTTCGTATTTATTCCCCTCATATGCATCACAGATCATATCCAGCACCTTAATCGCTTTCTCTCTGGTTGAATATCTGCCGACTATTGATTGAGTCGCTTCATGTACAGTTGCAAAAATATTCTTATTGGCAGAAATAGAACCATTAAGCATAACACTGAACGCAAACTCTCCCACTGGAATCAACTGTACTTTATTCTGACTTCTGATTAACATTTAATTCACCTCAATCCCATACTCTTCTTTCAGCACACCGATAAAATCATTCACACTCTCTACATAACCACTGTTATACGCTTCCAACTGTCTTTGAGACTCATCTATGAATTTCTCTAGTTGTTCCGGTGTAAAATCGAACTTATCCGCAAGCACCATAAGCGATATAATCAGATTCGCTTTACCTGCCGCACTAATCAGCATATTTTCTTTTCTCTGCTGTGTTAACCTCGCTAACGCCGGATTCATTCCTTTTCTCGGTATCATTTCTCACTTCGCCTCCTATCCTTGTGAACTCTGTCTAATGCATTTGTGATTCCAATGGCAAATTCACGGGCATACGGTGTTTTGTATTTTCTGTAAAATTCATCTGTCTTACCGATAACCTCTTGCCAATACTCATCCGTATCTTCCGGCTCCCATATCTCCTGCGCAAGTTTCCAGAAATCTTGAAACATCTGCCATTCTTCAGATCCTTTTACAATCTTCTTTCCTGCCATATTACTTAAACGGACAATCATCATCATTGACTCTTGCCCACTCCTGCGCCTCCTTTACAGATTCTTCGGATTCAACAAATTGCATCAAATCACCGTCAAACCTTAATATCTCTTTTCCTGGTCTTCCCTGCCGATTCTTTTCTACCTTGCATCCCTTTTTTGAATTATCGTCTTGGGATATATTCCAGAGAAGCATAATTACACTCGCATCCTGCTCAATGTCTCCAGCCTCCCTAAGTTCTGCCATTGTCGGCTCTTTCGTCTCACGGGCCTCAGATACACGGTTAAGCTGTGATAGTGCAATGATCGGAATATTTAGCTCCATTGCCAGAGCCTTGATTGCCTTAGAAATGGATCCAACCTCCGCATACCGATTTCCCCGGTAAGACTTGTCCGCTTTCAAAAGTTGCAGATAATCGATTATGATAATGTCATATCCCATGTGTCTGCTTTCAGATCGGATCTCACTCATCGCCTTACTACCTGTGGTAATCACGATACTGTCACGCTTCATAAGCTCCTCATTTGCCCTGTCAAACCGCTCTTTCTCGTCACCAAGGAATTTCTTCGCCCTCCGTAATCTCGTCAGCCTAATTCCACTCTGCGCCACAATAAAGCGCTCATACACCTGTTTTTCCTGCATTTCCAGATTGTAAAATCCGATTCGTTTCCCACGTGCCGCCATGTTCGAGGTAATCTGCGTAACCAAAGCAGACTTCCCCACTCCGGGACGTGCTCCGATCACAATCATGTCTCCACCTTCCAGGCCTCCTAGAAGATCATCCAGCTTAGAAAAACCAATGTACATCCTCTCGTCTTCTCTGTCGCAAAAATATTTATCCCTGTTTTCCTTGACGATCTCCGGCAATGACTTTGATAAAACCTGCTCTCCTTCCTGCAACGCTTCTAAGTCCCGGATCAGATCTGCGATCTGAACATCAATATTCCCAGCGTTCGGAACCACTCTTTGTACCGTTTCCCTGAGTTTCCGTGTCTTATAATCTCTCAAAAGTACATTCGCATAGCTTTTGATCGTCGCACTCGTCAAAGTGTTAGAAACACATGCTTTTATAGTATCTTGGATGGCATATTCTGGGTAGGATCCACCAGTAAGTCTCTGTAGCAGGACTGCAATCGTTACTTCCCGGTGGTTATCATATCCACGAAGAAATTCCAGATACATCCGCCCCAGCAACTCCGAAGTAAACATTTCCGGCGAAATCATAGAATAAATTTCAGAGACACTGTTATTGTCCATCAACAGGGCGCCGATGATATTTTGCTCTTCCACATACCCCATCACGAATCCTCCCAATCCACATAGTCAAGAAGCTGCCGACCCATCAGAGTGTCAAAATTCTTCCAGTACTGGTAATCATCCTGTCCGGCTTCTTCCTGCTGTCTTACATACTTTTGCACCGCCTTGTAGATCTGCCGGTTGGTCAGCTTGTACTTCTTGCCGCCGACATCCTTGCCTTTACCAACCCACAACTTGTAATTGGCAAATGCAACCGTCTTTCCACGCTTTTTAGGGTAAATGCCGTATATAATCTCAAAATCACTACGAAGCTGTTCATCACGAGAAGCCTGTTTTTCCTGATCCTCATTTTCCGATTCGTCGTCGTGCGGCTCTGCTGCACATATATTATTATTTGGTTTATTATATGGTTTATTATTTGGTATTGGTTCGCC